ACCATATCCTCCACGTGTGCAGGACCAGAAAGCTACACGAGCACCACCCTCACAGATGTTTGAGTGGAACTTGGATTCTTGTTTGATATTACCCATAACTGTCGCTAGGGCAGCTTTATCGGTAATACCACGCTCTTGGAGTGCAACAAGAACGACTTTTTCATTGTGGCTAGCGTTAGGGAGTACCCATTGGGTAACAGTCTCTACCTCCTCAACGACTGGTGTTTGTTCTACTACAGTTATCTCTTCCTTGACCTCTGTTACTTCTGGAAGTTTAGCGCTGGCTATGTTGAGTCCTAGGAGGGACACTAGCGGCGCCACTATAAGTAGTGCTTTATTCAAAATGGTAAATAGAATTCGACATCGGTATGGTCAGAGACCTCCCGCACAACTCCCTGTGTTGGAGCCCATAAATAATAGCACGACCCTATACCATAGGTCAAGATCTGTGCCACCTAGAGGACAGTCACAATGAAAGATGATAAAGCTAAAAGGGATTCGATGACTGATCTGGATAAGTGTAACGAAGCCTTGGAAGAAATGATTGAAGAGTATGAGACATCGAAGACATCGTGCCCCTTACCAGAAACATCAATCCAATCAAAAGCAATTCAAGAGCTTATCAAGCGCGGTAACATCAAACCGAAGGAAGCTTAGTAAATTCATACCATTCCTTATCAGGCAATCCTCTAATCAAAGATCCTCTATGGTCATAGCATTGATCATTCAATAAGTACTTAGTCTGAGTCAAAGCAGCTCGGAAGTTATACTTCCTGTCGGAAATCGTATGAGAAGTATCACATACAAATGAACCGTGTACTACTTGGAACGTCATAGTAGCGGGACCATTGCGGAGAATGATATCACTGTCGTGGCAATGTAGGTCTAGGTACATATCCCGATAGGGAGTTTTATTCTTGTGGTAGAAATAAGAACAATGGAATTGGTTCTCAAATGTACGTTCGTGCTTTGCTAGTACGTACGCTGCGGCTTTTGGATTTGAATAGGCTTGATGCCTATTGCTCCAATCACCACTAAACCAATCGCAAAAAATATCAAGTAATAACATAGTAAATCCTTAGCTTTCCCAGAGGTCACCTTCTGCAATGCGACGTCGGGCTAAGCCTTCCTCCACACTAGTGCCTGGGTTACGGTATAAGTATAGCGCATCAGGTACCTTTGCCCACGATTTATCCCTCAAAACACGAGTAATGGTGTTGAAATCGGGACTTCCGTAGAAGTTCGCACCTAAGTTATAGGCAAAACTGAGTAGAGCACCGTGCTGGTTATCGTTCATCTCATCCCAATAGGGGATAGTCTTTTCCAAAGTAGCAAGATAGTTGTACTTAAGCTGTTGAGTCAGTAAGAGTTCTGCCTTCTCTCTAGTAATCTTATCTCCCAAGTCAAAGGGTGAACCATCAATGTCTTTGGTAGAACCATAACCAATGGTGTATGGTAAGCCACCAGACAATGGGTCTGGGTATGCGTGGACCATTCCATCACCACCTAGTTGATGTAGCCCCTCAAATTCCTTTACTAGCTCCACACCAGCCTGTGGGAGCTTTCCACTCTCACTCTTCTGCTCTTCTACCTTAGCGCTAAAGATACGCCCCCAGCCGCTCATAGGACCCTCTACGGTCCATCTAGCTTCCAATACGCTCTTTTCGTATACAGCAGACTTACCTTTGTATACATTACCAGTGTAACCATCGTATAGATCACCGTATGGATCGTGGACGATGTAATCTCCATTGGTGTTCTTACCAATAACTATAATGATATGACCACCATATGGATCTTTGAGTGAACCTCTGTGGAGAATACCAATAACAACAGGGCGCTTTTTAGACAACTCTCTGTCTAGATCAGCAAAACATAAGTTATAAACAAACTCCGACTGGACTCCATACTCTGCTAAAACCTTTGTCTGAGCCCAATGATCTACACTATCTCCTACCGAGAAGACTTCACGTAGATATGCGTCATCACCCTTAGGTCCTTTTAGAGTACCAGGGCGAAAATATTCAAGAGCCATAGCACAGGCAGATGAATTACAAGTTCTTTCGGGTTGTGTGTAATTATCAGTCTGTGGATAATAAGGAACAGGAAGAACTAACTCAGCAACTTCTGGTTTAGGTTCTGGCTTGTTCCTGTATGTCTGCACCCACTTAGAAGCATCATCTAATAATTCAGGGGCTGCGGTAAGTAATGCCTTCTCTAACTCATCAATCGCATCTTGATGGTGAGATAACTTCTCATCGTAATACTTGAAGAAGTTTTTTAGATCAATTCTCATAATGTTTCCGAGACCACTTATTTAGTCTACCCAATAATTTCTTCTATAATACCTCCCGAGTATGTTGTCGTTGTAAAACATAGCAGTACCATCTTTTAGTTTAGCTCTGAGCACATTGTTTTTGAATAGAGCTTCTGTCTCTGCATAGTTAGTCTTACCAACAGTCTCGTGGACAGACAAGATCTTTCTTGTGAAATGCTCTTTACCAAACTCCTTTACATCAGATTTTAGTTGGTCGTTAGAACCATAATACTTTTTCCAGTCACTTTCAGAAGTTACTCTTCTCTTACCACCTTTCGGCTTTCGCTTCTGCACGAAGTACTTTCTGCCAATATATTTTCTACCAGTGAGTGTATTCTCAATAAGGTATAGGAACCCATAAGAATCCTTTATCTTCTCTGTAGTAA